GGGGTTGACAATATGGAAAAATATAAATATATGTTAGGACAGGCGCATGCCTATTCAATAATACTACAGGAAATCTCTAACCTGCTAAACTATAAGGAGCAAAAAAATGAGCAAGGAAACGTTATCGACATCGGAGACCAAAAAGGAAACTCCTAAACATGTCAATGCATTAGAAGAAAAATATAAAGAACAAGCAAAAGAAGAACCCCACGCAAAAAGATTAGATCCCGAAAGTATTAAGGAAATGGTAGATCAACTACCTGAACCTGTCGGATATAGACTTTTAGTTTTACCTTTTACACCAAGAGAGAAAACTAAAGGTGGTATTTTATTTTCACAAGAACAATTAGACAAAGCAAGAATCGCAACAACATGTGGTTATGTTTTGAAAATGGGAGACCTAGCCTATAAAGATGAAGAAAAATTTATAGAGCCGTGGTGTAAAATAGGAGATTGGGTAATGTTCGCCAGATATGCTGGTGCAAGATTACCAATAGAAGGCGGAGAAGTGCGTATATTAAACGATGATGAAGTTCTAGGAACCATTGGTGACCCAGAATCGATTCTTCATTACATTTAACATAGGAAGGAACTATGCAAGAAGAAAATAAAAAAGATGATCTGATTGATGTAGGTGATGCTGACGAAAAAGCAACTGAAATTAATTTAGACGAACAACAACCTAAAGAGGAAGTTGCAAAGGAAGAAGAGAAAGTTGAAGTAGAACAGGTAGAAGCAAAAGAAGAAAAACCTGTTGAAGAGAAAAAAGATGAGTTAAAAGAATATAGTGATGGTGTTCAAAAACGTATTGCTAAATTAACTCGTAAGATGAGAGAAGCTGAAAGGCAAAGAGAAGAAGCTATTGCCTTTGCAGAATCAGCAAAGAGAGATAAAGAAACTATGGAAGGTAGATTATCTAAATTAGATAAAAACTATGTTTCAGAGTTTGAAAGTAGAGTTAAGACAAATTTAGCAGCAGCTAAACTTGCACTTAAAAATGCTATTGAATCTCAAAATGTTGAAGCTCAAGTTGCAGCTCAAGAACAGATTGCTAATCTAACTGTTGATGCTGCAAGACTTTCATCTATGAAAAATAGAGAAGAGCCCAAAAAAGAGAAAGAAGTTAATATTACTCCTCAAAGAAGTAATACACAACCAGCTGCAACAGATCCTAGAGCGGAAGAGTGGGCAGCTAAAAACTCTTGGTTTGGTAACGATTCTGCAATGACTTATACTGCTTTTGATATACATAAGAAGCTAGTAGAAGAAGAAGGCTTTGATCCTAAAACTGACGAATATTATACGGAAGTCGATAAAAGAATAAGACTTGAATTTCCGCATAAATTTGATAAGGTAGCGGAAACAACTACGGAAAGAGCAAAACCTGCTCAAAATGTAGCTTCGGCTAAACGTTCAGCCTCAACAGGACGCAAAAAAACTGTGAAACTCACATCGTCACAAGTAGCAATCGCTAAAAGATTAGGTGTGCCACTCGAAGATTATGCAAAACAATTAAAAATCACGGAAGGAGTATAAGCATATGGAAAATGATAAAATGAAAACTTCACGTGCGAGTCTAACTAGATCTAAAACAGAATCTAAAAAAGTATGGACTCCACCCAACTCACTCGATGCACCGCCTGCGCCAAAAGGCTTTCGTCATCAGTGGATAAGAGCTGAATCAATGGGGTATGAAGATACCAAAAACGTTGCAGCTTCGTTAAGAGAAGGATATGAATTAGTTAGAGCTGATGAATATCCAGATCAAGACTTTCCACAAATGGTTGAAGGTAAGTACGCAGGAGTAATTGGAGTAGGTGGCCTTTTGCTAGCAAGGATACCGGAAGAGATCGCAGCTCAAATTGAGGCTTACTATAATCAGAAGACTCAAGAAAAAGAAGAAGCTATTAACAACGATCTTATGAAGGAAAAGCAAGCTGGGATGAAATTCAGAAATGAATCTGCATCTAGCGTAACTTTTGGTGGTACAAAGAAAAGCTAATTATTTAGCAATTCCTACCCATTAAATTAACTTTAACAATAAGGAAACTAAAACTATGGCAAATGCAAGTACAACTGGTTTTGGCTTGAGAACTGTAATGACTGTTGGAAATACTCCAGCAACGTCAGGACAATCCGAGTACAAAATCAAATCAGGCCTAGGTGTTGGTATCTTCAAAAATAATCCAGTATCACTTCAAGATGCAAGTGGTGACCAAGGTTATTTACAAGATGCAAGTTTCGCTACAACTGATGACGGCGGATCAGGTGGAGCAGCATATGACAATACAGGTCATGCTCCTCTTATTGGTGTGTTCAATGGCTGTTTCTTCGTAAACAGTACAACGAGCAAACCAACGTTCGCAAATTCAGTAGCAGCGTCAACAACATTTGGAACTGACTATAATACGGGCAGCAACGATGGACTAGGTTTTGTAAATGACAATCCGTTTCAAGAATACGAAATGAAAGCGGATGCGGCAGTTACTCAAGCTATGTACGGAGATGCTGGCTATAACACAAACAGCTTTACAGCAAGTGATGCAGTAAGTGGTCAATCGACTGTTACTTTAGACATCGGAGGCGGAGCGAACTCTAACCACATGTTCAAATTGGTTAGATCAGCAAACGACCCTGAAAACAAAGATGTCTCAATAGCAGGATCTAATCAGATTGTGATGATCTCTGGTGCGTCTAACTTGTATAATGGCGATAATTAATAACAAATAGGAGTATATAACTATGGCAATATCACGAGCACAGCTAGTTAAAGAACTAGAGCCTGGTCTAAATGCACTATTTGGACTAGAGTACAAACAATATGCTAACGAGCATGCTGAAATATTCGACACGGAAACATCTGACAGAGCTTTTGAAGAAGAAGTAATGTTATCTGGTTTCGCGAATGCGGCAGTAAAACCTGAAGGTCAAGGTGTAACATTTGATGATGCACAAGAAACTTTCACAGCACGTTACACTAACGAAACAATTGCATTAGCGTTTGCAATCACAGAAGAAGCTATCGAAGATAACTTGTATGACAGACTTGCGTCTAGATATACAAAAGCGTTAGCGAGATCTATGGCAAACACGAAGCAAGTTAAAGCAGCAGCAGTATTGAACAATGGTTTCAATGCATCGTTTGCTGGTGGTGATGGAAAAGCGCTTTTTGCGACAGACCACCCAACTTTAGCAGGAGATTTCTCTAACGAGTTATCAACACCTGCTGAACTTAACGAAACTTCATTAGAACAGTCGTTGATTGACATCGCGGCGTTTACTGATGAAAGAGGCCTAAAAATTGCGGCGCAAGGAGTAAAATTAATTATTCCTTCAGCTCTTCAATTTACTGCTGAAAGACTGATGAAGTCTACAGGTAGAGTAGGTACAGCTGATAATGACATTAACGCATTAGCGTCAATGGGTATGATTCCACAAGGTTACACTGTGAATCACTACTTAACGAACACTAAAAAGTTCTTCATTAAAACAGATGTTCCTAACGGTCTTAAGCATTTCGTAAGATCACCTATCAAAACTTCAATGGAAGGTGACTTCGATACAGGAAACGTAAGATACAAAGCTAGAGAGAGATACGTATTCGGATTCTCTGACCCTAGAGGTGTATTTGGTTCTGACGCAACATAATCGTTAAAACAAACATTTAAAAAGGGGCTTTCGAGCCCCTTTTTTTTGTGATAAGGTGTGAATAATCATGACAAAATTTCTAGTTAATATCAGAGCGTATGGGTATCATGCGCGATTCATAGTTGAAGCAGAAGACAGCGCTGAATCTATTGAAAATTCAATAGTTGACAAACTAGGAGAAAAAGGTGTAAAATGGGAAAAAGACGGATTTACAAGTTCGTCGAAAAAATGGATTACCTATGAGGAGGTCCTAGATGCAAACACTTTCAGACCTTTACAAACAGAAAAGGAAGCTGGAACTGGATTGGGAGCAGCATCATCTTAAAGAGGGTAGATATACTCTTGATATGGTTAAGATAGACCATAAAGTCAGAGAAGTTATTTCTGACATTAAGATGGAAGAAGCTAGGTTGGCACAATCGGTCAACAAAGTTGAAGATGCAGCACCAAGCGTATCTGTAGCTACGTAAACAAAAGCTACATCGTTGAAAACGCACATTCACTATAAGGCTCTCTTGCACTCTATTCAAAAATCATATATATTCTGCACACTATACAATTAATTAGAACATAGGCGCGGTATAGTCGACGGCCTAGAGACTATGTTCGGAAAACTAGGAGGATATAATTATGGCAAATACTACATTTTCAGGACCGGTAAGATCGGAAA